CAGCTCCTCAACTCGATACGCCGTCTCAAAGACCGGCTCGACGACGCCGGCTTACGCGGCCGGTACACCACCGAGGAGGGAAGCGCCGTCTCCCTTGGCCGCGCCCGCTGGCAGTTCCTCAGCGCCGCCCCCACCGCCCAGGTCGTGGGCGCGACGGCGTCGCTCCTCCTCGAGGCCGACGAGGCCCAGGACATCGAGGCCGAGAAGTTCAACAAAGATTTCCGGCCCATGGCCGCCAGCACCGCCGCCACCACCGTCCTCTACGGCACCGCATGGAGCGAGGCCGACCTACTCTGGGCCACCGTCCAGGACAACATCGCCCGCGAGGCCCGCGACGGCATCCGCCGACACTTCGCCTACGACTGGCAGGCCGTCGCCGCCCATAACCCCGCCTACGCCGCCTACGTGGAGGCCGAGAGGCAGCGCCTGGGCGCCAACCACCCGCTCTTCACCACGCAGTACGACCTCCGGCCCCTGCCCGGCGCCGGCCGTCTGCTATCGCCCGCACAGCGCCTCAGCATCGAAGGCGGGACCCACGACCGCGAGCACCACCCCACGCCGCGCGGGCTCTACGCCGCCGGGCTCGACATCGCCGGCGAGGAGACCGACCCGCTCAGCGGCCGGGACCGCGACCATACCGTGCTCACCATCGCCCGCGTCGAGCCGCCCGAACGCCACGAGAAGCACCTCCTACCCCGCGTGCACGTGGTAGAGGCGTACGACTGGCAGGGCACCGGCCACGACGCCTTGTACGGCCAGATCGCCCAGCTCCTTGGCCGCACGTTCTGGCACGTCAACAAAGTTGCCGTGGACGCCACCGCGGCGGGCGAGGCGGCGGCGATCCTGCTCGCCCGCGCCCTCGGCGACGACCGCGTCATCGCCTACCGCTACACCCAGCAGAGCAAGTCACACCTCGGCTACCAGCTGCAGGCGGCAGCCAACACCGGTCGGCTCACGCTATGGCAGGACGACGGATCGCCGGAACGCCGGTGGGCCGTCGAGCAACTCCGGCTCTGCCGCGCTGAGTACAAGCCCAACCGCACCGTCGCCTGGGCCGTCGACGCCGCCGACGGCCACGACGATCACGTCAACGCCCTCGCGCTCACCGTCGAGGCCGCGCGCCACGTCCAGCGCCGCGAGGCCCGTGGTAGGATTCCAAGGAAGGAACGGCTGTAGATGACGACACCCACGCCGCTGCCACAGCAGCTCAAGTCCCGCGACAAAGAGCGCCTGAGCGCCTATAAGACCGCGCTCGACTTCTACCAGGGCAACCAGTGGCCGGGCCTCCGGCGCAACACCAAGCTTCGACGCCTGACCGTCAACTACGTCCGCGCGATCGTCGGGAAGACCACCGCCTACGTCCTCAAGGGAAACACCGTGGGCGTCCAGCCGCGCGGCCGCTCCGACGTCGCCGCCGCCGCCGCCGAGCTCGCCCTGCGCGACGTTGCCAACGACAACGCCCTCGCCCGCCTCGACCACGTCACGGAACTCGACACAGCCGTCCTGGGCGACGGCGCCTATAAGGTCACGTGGGATCCCACGGAGGAACGAGTGGTCGTCACCGCGCCGGACGTCGCCGGCCTGTTCGTCTGGCCCCACCCAGCCGACCCCATGCGCTTTCAGCGCGCAGCCCACCGCTACCAGCTCCCGGCCGCCGACGTCATTCGCACGTGGGGGATCAACCCGAAGAACGACCCCGCATGGGTAACCGAGGACTGGACGGACCAAGAACTCGCGATCTTCCTCGACGACGCCCCAGCGCCCCTCACCATCAGCGCAAACCCCTACGGATTCATCCCCTTCGTCCTGTTCCCCAACGAGCAGGTCCCCAAGCGCTGGTGGGGCGAGAGCGACGTGACGCCCCTGATCGAAGTGGCGAAGGAGCTGAACGCCCAGTTCTCCCGCCTCTCCAACGTCATGGAGCTCAGCGGCAACCCGATCGCCGTCCTGTCCGGCGTCGAGAACGCCACCGATATCGAGACCTTCCCCGGCTCCATATGGGAGCTGCCGGAGAAGGCTACCGCCCAGCTCCTCGACCTGCTATCCGGCGGCGGCGTCACACTGCAGCTCGACTACCTCAAAGCCGTCCTGCGCGCCCTTCACGACATCAGCGAAGCCCCCCGGACGGCCTTCGGCGACAACGAGCGCGACCTCTCCGGCGTCGCCCTCCAGGTCGAGCTACAACCGCTGCTACAGAAGGTCGACCGTAAGCGCCTCATCCGCACCGACGCCCTGCGCCTGCGCGCCGCCATGGTCCTGCAGCTCCTCGACGCCTTCACCAACACCAACCACCTCGACGCCGGCGAGATCACCGTCACCTGGGAACCGCCGTTCCCCGCCGACCGCACCCGCGACATCGTCGACGCGACAGCCCTCGTAGCGGCCGGACTCAGCAGCCGCCGCACCTCCATGGCCGACCTCGGCCAGGCCGACCCCGACGCCGAGTGGAAGCGCTGGCAGGAAGAGCAGCGCGCCGTTAACCAGCTCACGCCGGCAGCGCCCCCACGCGCTTGACACGGTACCGTGTAACCGCTTACCCTGACGCGCAGATATGGCCGACGACAACGACCCACCGCAGGACCCGCCGCCGGGCGACCCACCACCCTCAAACCAACCCGACCCGGCCGCCCTGCAGGCGCAGCTAGACGAGCTCCGCCAGGCCAACCTCGGCCTGCAGCGCGAGAAGCTCCAGCGCGATAACCCTGACCTACCGGAGGCCGTGTTCGCCGGCGACGATCTCGCCACCGTCCAGGCCACCCTCGCCGTCGCCAGGGCCGCCGCCGATCACATCCGAGCGACCATCGTAGCCAACGGCGTCCTACCCACACCCGCACCGGCGCCGGCGGCCACGCCTGCCGCCGCCGGTGTCACCCGCCAGCCCGTCCAGGTCCCCGAAGGACTCAAAGGCCAGGAGCGCATCCGCTACTACCTGAACAACAGGAGCTAACCCGATGGCCCTCACACTCGCCGAAGCCGACAAGTACAGCACCAACCAGGTCCTGGTCGGCGTCGCCGAGATCAGCATGGACCAGAACCCGCTCCTCGGGCTGATGCCCTTCACCCCCGTTCGCGGCAACGCCCTGCAGTACCAACGCGAGCTAGCCGCCAGCGCCCCGACGTTCATCGCGCCAGGCGGCACCGTCACCGAGGGCGTTCCCACCACCTCGCTTATCACCACCGCCCTGAAAATCCTCATCGGCGACGCTGACGTGGACAAGTTCCTGCGGATCACCCGCTCCAAGGACCAGGACCTGCTCGCCGAGCTGCTCGCCATCAAAGCCCGCAACTTCGCCGACACATGGGGTGACAAGGCCATCTACGGCAGCATCGACGCCGACGCCAACGAGTTCGACGGCCTACACGAGATCATCAGCGACGACGTGACGGCCCAGCAGGTCCACGCCGGCGCCACCACCGTGCTCGGAGCCGGCAGCTTCTCGCTGCTCGACCAGCTCATCGACCTCGTGCGGCCGCGCCCCGACGTCCTCATCGCCAGCCGCCGCAGCATACGCAGCATCCAGCAGCTCGCCCGCTCGCAGGGCTGGGACCTCGCCCTGTCGCAGATGCAGAACATCAGCCGCCAGGTGCGCTTCTACAACGACGTGCCCATAATCCCCTGCGACTTCATCACCGACACCGAGACGATCACGTCCGGCGCCTTCCTTGCCAAGACCGGCGGGCTCGGCTCGACCATCTTCGCCTGCCGCCTGGCCGAGGACGGCTTATTCGGCATAAGCGCCGACGACCCCACCGCCACCGACGACCTCGAGCGAATCATCCAACTTGAGGACATCGGCACCCTGGAGACCAAGGACGCCACGCGAACCCGCCTCAAGGCCTACACCGCACTCGCCCTCAAGGCGACGCAGGCCGTCGCCCGCCTCGACGGGCTCAGCGGCGCCCTAGCCTGGACTAACTAACATGGCCGGCGTCTACTGCGGCCGCTGCCTCTGCCAGGTCATTCTCGACAGCGACCACGAATCCTGCTCAAACTGCGGCACCGTCCTCATCGGCCCCCGCGCCGGTAAGCCCGCTAACCGCCCGGCGCACGCGCCACCTGGCCCGCCCGCCGGCTACGTCCCCCGTCACCGCAAGGACCGCCAGACCATCGGCCCGCCGCCGGCGGCCGTCGAACCCTCCGACGCCATCAAGGAAAGCGCCATGACCGCCGCGCCGCCCACTGCCCCACCCCGCCCGCCCGCCCGCAAGCGACCCGCGCGCGCCAGGAAGAAGGCCGCGTGACCACCGCCACCGCCACCGCCAACATCGCCCGCCGCGACAAGCTCGAACGACACAGCGAGATCAGCGCCGCCGACACAGCCCTCACCCTCACCACCCCAACCGACCCCACGCAGACCCGCGAGCTCCTCCGGGTCAACGTCAAATACTCCGCCGTCCCCGTCCACGCCGGAATCATCGTCACCCTCAAATCCGGACTCGGCGCCGCCCACGACCAGACCTTATCCAGCGGCCCCGCGAACGCTCAAACCGCAGCCTTCACCCCCTCCGGCAAGTACATGCTGATGCCCGACGACGCTATAGAGGTTCTCGCGCCCGCCGGCGGCGGCGTGATCACCTCCGCCGTCTCCGTCTACACGGAGGCCACCTAATGGCCCTGACCGAGCCCGCAGCCGGCGGCCGTCGGGTCACCGCCACCGGCGCCCGCGTCAAGATAACCGTCGTCGCCAACATCGAGACCGGCGACCTCATCGGCTACGCCACCGGCTGGCGTCCCGCCAACGCCAGCACCGGCACCGCCACCCAGGGACGCCTCGTCGCCTTGCAGCGCGGCGCCAACGGCGACGAGATCGAAGCCACGACCGACGCCATCATCGACGGCTTCACCGGCGGCACGCCCGGCAACCCGGTCTACGGCCAGAAGGGCGCCGGGCTCGGCGGCGAGTACACCGAGACCGCCCCCGCCGTCGCCGGCGACGCCAACACAATAGAGGGCTACATCATCGACTCCAGCACAATCCAGGTGCGGCCGGGCGCCCGGCCCGACAGCCTAGCGCCGTAGAGGAGCCGGGGCCACGCCCAGCTCCCTGGCCACCATCCGCGCCCGACTCCAGATCGTCTTAGACGACGCCGCCCTCGACTTCTGGTCCACCGCCGAACTCGACGCCCACATCCAGCGCGCCCTCCGCGACATCTCCCACCACGTCCCCCTAGAGAAGAAGTCCACGCTCGCCACCACGGCCAGCAGCCGCGACCTCTCCATCGCCAGCCTGACCGACCGCGTCCGCATCGTCGCCGTCGAGTACCCCGTCGGCGCCGACCCCCAAACGTTCGCCCAGTTCAACGTCTGGACCGACAACCTGCGCTTCCTCTCCGACCCCATCCCGGCCGGCGACAACTGCGCCGTCTACTGGCACGCCATGCACACGATCAACGGAACCAACACCCTGCCCACCGACCACGAGGAAGCCCTCCTCTCCCTCGCCGCGGTCAAGGCCTGCCAGCAACAGAAGGCCGACAGCACCAACGCCCTGAACACCGGCGGAGCGGCCACCACCCGCGACTGGGACGCCCTCATCGCCCGCCACCAGGGCGACTACGACCGCACCCTCACGCCGCGCCGTGGCATCCGACAGCACCGCCTGTACGCCCCCGTCGAGCCGGGGCCGTCCCAGAGCAGCGACCCAGGCCCGGCGTAGGAGAATGCGCTCCCTCAGCGCCACCCTAAAGTCAGCACAAAAGGGGCCCACCCGCCGCCCCCACCTCCAGGTCATCGCCTCCGACCGCCACACCGGGGTCAACCGCGCCCGCTTCATCCAGTGGTACGCCGGCATCGAGACCGACCTGGGCCACGCCTCCGTCTGCGCCGCCGACGACTCCCTAACCCGCGCCCGCTTCACCAGCGGCAGCGGCATCAGCCGCTCCCGCGTCACCTCGCCGGCGGCAGGCTCCGACTACAGCCAGTGGACGAGCTGGTCACTCGGCATCGCCCCGAAGGCGAACCTCATCGCCCTCTGCCGCGCCGGCTCGACTCTCTGGGCCTTCATCGTCAACGCCGCCAACGACCTCCAGGTCTACGCCTTCACCTCCACCGACAACGGCGCCACCTGGAGCGCCATTGCACTCGCCTTCACGAACGACCGCGCCGTCGTCGCTATCGCTGCCGCCGGCAAGGCCAACGGCGACGTAGTCGTCTCCCTAATCCCCGGCCCCGTCGGCGTCGGCGTCAAAGCCTGGCGCTGGAACGGCGCCACCTGGACCGGCTACAACGGGCCGGCCAGCGCCCAAGGCTTCAACGGCATCGCCGTCACCTACAACAGCGACTGGAACGTCATAGCCACCGACGAAGCCGTCGCCGATCTCGTACCCGCGCACGAGCTCCGCTCGTACATCTTCGGCGACGGCTTCAGCCAAGCCCTCAACACCTGGAGCGGGCCCACGATCATCCACACCGCCATCAGCACCTCAAGCATCGCCCTGACCGCCCCCTACGTGCTCAGCTGCGACGTACACCGTCTGACCTTCCGCCAGCAGTACACCGGCGCCCAGGCCTATGACCGCATCATGCGCAGCAACCAGCCCGACACCGCCGCCTTCGTCGACGACCTCTGGCGGGAGCCCATCCCCTTCAACCACGCCACGCCGTTCGGCCTCGCGATCGCCCTCAACGCCACGACAATCTTTCTCACCAGCGCGAATCGCGTGTACGCCGTCCCGCTCGCCCCGGCGTCCCTCGCCATCTCCGCCGACGTGATGTCCGCCGACCTCCCGGACGAACACCTCGGGACCAAGCTCGGCGAGCTCATCCTGAACAACGCCAGCGGCGCGTACACCTCCATAGGGGCCGGGGACCCCGCCGCCCGGGTCGCCCTGACCAAAGGCTGCCAGATCGCCATCGCGCCCGGACTCTACGGCGCGGCCGGGGCCGAGAACAGCGCCGGCCCCGCCTACTTCGCGCTGAGGTTCGAGCACACCTACGAACGCTCCATCGCCGCCGTCCGAATCGTCCTCGGAACCCCCTGGCTGCACCTCGCCCGGCACCGCTTCCCCCGCGCGGTCACCTTCGCCGCCGGCGCCAAGAACTGCTTTCAGCAGCTCGGGTTCATCGCCGCCCGCGCCGGCTACGCCATCAGCACCTCCGGCGCCAGCGCCCAGATGAGCAACCTCTACCCGCCGCTCGCCCTGCCCCCCGGCCTCTCCGCCCGCGACGCCCTGCGCCGCGTCCTCGACCGCCTGCCCGACCGCGCCTACGTCGTCGACACCCTCCTCTTCTTCAACCAACCGCTCGCTGCCGACGCCGCCGACGCGACGTACGGCCGCCCCCTCGCCGCCCTCGACCAGCTCATCGCCGAGGCCCGATACGACGACGGCCTCAAAGACGCCAACCACGCCCAGGTCATCGCCACCATCGACGGAGCCATCGTCGCCGAGGACATCGACTTCGCCGACCTCGACCTCCTCTACTCAGCGCCGGTCCAGGACGCCGACCCCTACCTCAGCACCGGCGCCCAGGCCGTCGACAGAGCCACCACGCTGCAGCGCCGCCAGACCATCGACCACACCACGACCGGCCGTATCCTCGCCCCTGTCCACTGCGGCCTCGAACTCCACGACATCGTCGCTATCACCCACAACCAGCACGGACTCAGCGCCGCCAAGCGCCGCGTCAACGGCCTCCGGCTGCTCTACAACCGCGCCGGCAAGAAAGCCCGCTTCGACCACGAGATCGCCCTAGGCGCGCCATGACCACCGAGCCCTTCGCCGTCGCCCCCGCCAGCATCCGTAAGGCCATCGTCCGCTACTACGACGTCGCCACCCACAAGGCCCACGTCCAGCTCGTCGGATCCCACCCCACCGTCGTCGAGTCCGTACGCGTGGCGACCGACATCCCCGCCGGCGACGTCGTGGCCGGCCGCCAGTGCACCGTCCTCTTCCTCGACCCCGCCAACCAGGACGACGCCATCGTCCTAACCATCCAGGGAAACCTGCCCTCGGGCGGCGGCGGCGTCAGCGACCACGGCCTACTGTCCGGCCTCGGCGACGACGACCACCCCCAGTACGGCGCGCTCGCCCAGGCCGAAACGGTCGCCGCTAACTGGACGTTCGGGGCCGGCCTCCAGCTCGCCGCCTCGCAGACCATCAAGGACTCAGGCGGCACCGGCCGCATCCTCCTCTCGACCGCCGCCTACCAGCTCACACTTACCGGGGCCGTCAAGGCCACCGCCAGCGGCGCCCACGGCGCCACCCAACTGCTCGCCGAACGAGTCGGCGCACAGGGCAGCGTTGACCTATCGCTCATCGAGGCGTCAAGCACCGCCAGCTTCAGCGGCGACGGCCGCCTGTTCATCGGCCTCAAGGGCCAGCCCAAACCGACCTTCGCCGCCTCCTCCGTCGGCCACTCCCTGCACGGCCTCGACTTCGGCGCCGTGGCCGGCTCCGGCGCGTCCTCAATCGGCATCGGCGAAGCGATCGCCGTCACCGTCTACTTCGGCTCCGTCAACTTCTCCGGCACTATCACCAAGGCAGGCGGGATCCAAATCGTCGCCCCCGTCGTCATCGGCAGCCCCGCCTACACCACCGCCTTCGGCCTCGACCTGTTCGATCCGCTCAGCGCCAAGATCGTCGACTACACCCACCTCGCGCTCGCCAACATCACCGGCGCCACCGGCTTCCGCCGCCACATCGAAGCGCTCGGCCTCACCAACACCAACCTGCGCGTCGAGGCCGGCGACCCCACCACCCCGGGCGCCCTCAAGGGCCGCGCCCAGCTGCTCGCCGCCTTCAACGAAAACGGCGTCATCGCCCTCCGCCGCGTCGAGTGGGTCGACGCCGGAGCGGCCGGGGGAGCCGGGCTCCCCGCCAACGCGAAGGTACTGGTGGCCATCTAACGCCCGCACCGTAGGGGCGCGGCTTGCTGCGCCCGAAAGGAGCACCATGCAGATCACCATCACCGACATCGACAACAGCGCCGACGAGCACACCCTCAACGACGCCACGATCGCCCGCTTGATGCCCCTGGTCGCGTCCGACAGCGCCGCCGAGGGCGTCGTCATGACCGTCGCCCGCTGGATCGCCTGGCAGGCCGAGACGGCCGCCGTCGCCGCCCAGCTCGCGCCCGCCATCGCCGACCTGCAGAAGCAGCAGCAGGCCGACGCCCAGGCCCAACTCGAAGCCGCGATCAAGACCGCCCGCGCCGAACTAATCGCCACGCTCAAGAAGGACGACACGCCTCCCCCATGATCGCCGCCGTCATCATCGCCCAGGCCTACGGCCTCGCGATCGCCGTCGCCGTCGGCGACGCCGTAATCGTCTGGGCGCAGCACCCCCGCAGACCCATCCAGCGCATCGTCTCAGCTCGCCAACCGGTTACGGCCCCCATGGGCCGGAACCCCTCCCCACACCGACGCCACGCCCACACACACGCCCCCTCCCACCGAACTGACAAAGCGCCTACGCCCGTGTTACGGTGGCCGCGTGACAACTAGCCCACCGCCGCTGCTCTGGCCCGTCCCCGGCTTCACAACGATCTCCAGCGGCTGGAACGACCCGCGCGGCGACCACCCCCACAACGCCATCGACATACCCGCCCCCGAGGGCACACCCTTCATCGCCGTGGCCGACGGCCGTCAATACTTCGCCGGGCCCGCCGGGACCTGCGGCATCGCCTCCTACCTCCAGCTCAAAGACGGCACCAAGGTCCAATACTGCCACGCCCAACGTCTCACCGACGCACGCCCCCGCGACGTCCGCGCCGGCGACACCCTCGGCTACGTTGGCAGCAGCGGCGAGTCGACGGGGCCCCACCTTCACATCGCCGTCATGCTCGACCACCCCACCCCGAACTCACGGCCGGCCACAGCCCCCGACTTCGCCGGAATGTACGTCGTCAACCCCGCCGAGTACCTCGGGAAGGAGGCGCCGAACGTGCCCGACGACCAGCTCCGCGCCGATATGGAGAAGCACGAGGCTTTCGAACGCCACATGGCCGACCTGCGACGCGCCGTCGACGCCGTCGAGACCGCCGGCTCCATCGCCAGCGCACAGACCAAGATGCTCGACGTCCACAAGCAGGCCGCCGACCTGGACACCGAACTCGCCGCCGGAAGGGTACTGCCATGACCGCCCCCACCACCAAGCCCCGCCCGCCCATCGTCGTCGCCGTTCCCATCTTCGCCACCTGCCCCACACTCCCCGTCGCCATCGCCACCGGCCAGCTCGACGCCGCCGGCTACGTCCTCGCCGTCGCACTCCTCGAAACAGCGAAGGCCGCACTTGCCGAAACGGAAGCCGGGCGCCCAGCCCGGTAACAAGAACGCATTCGTTCACGGCCTCTACTCCGAGGCCATGTCCAAGGCCAACCGCCGGGTCTTCGAACTCGCCTACGGCATGTCGCCCACCGACCTGACATCCGAAATCGCCACCCTCCGCACCTCCCTCAATCACCTAGTCGAAGTCATCGACTCGAACTACACCGCCGACCTCGCCCAGCTCCTCGCCGACGGCCTGTCCCGCCTCGCCCGGCTAACCGCCACCCACTACCACATGAACCGCGAACAGCAAGCCGGCCTGAACGAAGCCTGCGCCTCCATCCTCGACGAGATCGAACGAACGCTCGGCCCGAAAGGACACTAACCATGGAGCCCTACGCCAACTGCGAGGCCGCCGCCAACGCCGTCGCCACCGCCACCCTCCTGGGCATCGCCGTGGCCCTCGCCGTCTCCGCTTTCGTCCTCTACGAGATCGTCCGCCGCGTCCGCCAGGACAAGGCCTTGCGCGGCGACGACTGACGCCGTAGACTGCCCCTCGGAGGTGCCCGCCATGCCCCGACGCGCCATCGTCAACGCCCTGTTCATCGCCCTCCTCGCCCTTATGGTCGCCGCCAACATCATCGTCTGGACGACCATCGCCACGTAGCCCCGGCCTGCGCGCACTGTCGCGCCTGCGGGGCGGCCCGTCGGCGGCGGCTGCCGGAGTAAAGCCCCGCCCCCCGCAAGCTCCCCCCACCCCTTCGGCAGCCTGACCCGCCTCCGTCCGCCGTCCTCGACCCCCTCCAGATCGCGCATGGCACACCCCACGCTCGCGGCGCCGTGGGACACCGTGACACCCATCTCGCAGCCAGGCCACGAAAACACAAACGCCGGCGCTCCCATCCCCCTCGTACAGACGCCACCCACGGCAAGCCGCCAGCTCCCCACCAAGACGAAACCACCCAACCTAACCAGCTAGCCTTCGTATCCCCGAAAACACCCGCCTGACTGTCCGCGCTAAGGCGCTCCCGGACACAGGGCTGTTACCGCTGCGGAAGCCGCTTCGCGGCCATTACAACTACTGCCCCTGCTTCGCTTCATTGTCGGGGGTTCCCGGCTGTCTCGCGCAACCCTTCGCTTCGCTCGGGTCCTCCGCTGCGCTCCGGCCGCTTCGAGGCCCACCCACGCGGTGCGCGCCGCCGGTCACCCTACGCCGCTTCGCGGCCCGCCATTTCAGCTATCAGGGGCAGGTAATTTCAGGAGGTGTCGGTTGTACCGTCGGTTTAGGTGGTGGGTTCCGTTTCTGGAAGGTAAGAGGTGTCGGGAGTACGTCGTGGTGTTGGTGTTAGACCGGGATTTGTTCGGGGTTTGGCGTGTAGTTCGTCGGGAAAAACGGGGGTGTTGTTAGGTGGCCGGCCACCGTTCCTGTCCGTCCTGCGGCCGGCGTCGCCAGTCGTGGTTGTTCTGCACGTCCTGCGGCTGGTCTCACCCGTCCTGTCCTCGCTGTGGTTTGCCGTTGCTGGCCGGCACGTGCGTTCGCACCGCCTGCGTCACGTCCCGGAACCGCTGGGCGTACGCGCAGTTTCCGTTAGCCCTCCCCGGTCAGACCGGGGGGGGAGAAAGGGGAGTCGTCATGACCTACCACCCACTACCGGAGCCGTTGTGTCCCTGCCCGGTCTGCGGGGGGCCGCTCACGCTCCTTCCAGAGCGCGCCACCTGCCCCGCCTGTTCGTACTCGGTCTGCCGTTGCTGTAACCCGCCGGTCCTGCTGGTCCGGCGGCGGGAAGAGGAGGAGTCCGTTGCCTAACCAGCTCACGGGAGCCTGTCCGTCCTGCGGGACCCACCTAACCATAGAGGTCGCCGTCTTTGACGCGCCGCCCGGCTTCGCGGACACCAGGAGCGTCGCCATGCAGGAGCCGGGCGCGCCGTCCGCGGTCAACAGCCAGGACGGCCGTCCCACCTGCCCCACGTGCTCGCTGGACTGCCGCCGCGTGGAGGCCGCAGCCAAGAAAGCGCCCAACGCCGGCCGCCGGTTCTCCGGCTGGAAGTGCGTCAACAACGAGTGCGACAACAACGATAAGTTCGTGAAGTTCACCTGGTTGGACGCCGCCGCGTAGACAACCACAGGGGCCGGGCCGGAACCCCCCCTTCCGGCTCGGCCCCGCCAGTCGACATAAAGGAGAACACCAATGGCCTACATCTCAGAACGGCTCGACAGCATCATCGACGCCGTCCGCCAAATCGAGCGCCTCCTCGCCGCCCGCTACCCCCTCGAAACCACGCCGGACACCCAGGAAGTCCGCCAACTCGACCACGAAGCATGGGACTACGTCAGCTGGCTCGAACAGCAGGCCCAGGAGAACGCCAAAGGAACATAACCGCTCACCCGCCTACACCCCTTGACACACAGCCCCCGCAGGTCTAAAACGGGGGTTGTGTGTTATCGCTGACCGCCGGGGGCCGGTGGGTCAACACCTCCGGCCCAGGGGCCCGGCCCCCGGCCAAGGTCAACCGATAACGCGCAGGAGGCGAAGGATGACACACACCACCGACGCCACCGGCGCTATACTGCGTGCAGGAGGCAGCTTTACAGAACAACTAGAGTCGCGCCCCCGCCGTAACTCCGCCCGCACTCCCGCCCCGTTTGATCGTTCCCATAAGCTGACCTCCACCACGGAGGTCAGCCATGCTGTTTCCGCCCCGGACAGCGTACGAGCGTCGCCTGCTCCGTCACGCCGCCGGCGTCTGCGACCTCAGCGGCCGTCCCCTGCCGTACGGCCCTGCCGGCCGCCTGGTCTGCCTGGACTGCCCGCGTCCCCCGGAGCGCCACCTTCCCCCCCTCCTCCCATTCGTCCTCCGCGCCCACGTCCTAGCCCACCTCTCGAAGTACCCGCAGCACAAGCTCCAGTACTGGTGCTGGACGTGCTGCGCGTTCGGCTGCGCCCATGAAAAGGACTCGTACGCCGCCAGCCGGACAACCGACCTTCGACGACCTCCAAGCAATCGAGGACAGCCCGGACCTCCAGCTCCTAATGGACCGGTACCCCGACCAGACGGCGCGAATCCTGGAATCGCACCGCCGCCACAACCGCCGCGGCTGCAGCTGCCCGCGCTGTTCGACCCCGCTACCGCGTCCCCTCCCCAGCACGCGCGGCAGCGGCCGGCCGCCCTGGTGGAGCCGGTGACACCACCCAGCAGACGGGGCGGCCGGCGCCCAGGGGCCGGCGCGAAGAAGGGCAACCTGAACGCCCTCAAGCACGGGCGGTTCAGCGGCGACGACCACCTGCGCGGGATCCTCCAACGCATCCCCGCCGCCGAGCGCCACGCCCTGCGGCCATACCTACGACGGCCGGGGACAATCAAACACCACGTCGCACCGCCGGAAGCGCCGCCCAACGTGCTGCCCTTCTCCCTACCACCACAACATCAACAACAACCGGAACAATCAAACAGCGCCGGGCTCGGCCACTTGGCCCTCAGAATGACCGCCCACGGCTTCTTCAACGCCGCCGCTTTCCTCCGCTCCCACTGGGGAGCCGTCCAGGTCGTCGAGCTCGTCGTCGACTTCCTGGACGCCAAGCTCGACGACGGCACCTACGGCGCCCTGCGCAACCCCGGTGGGTTCATCCGCGACGCCGTTCACGAGGAGATAGCGACCTACGAAGGACCGATCGGACGGTGCCCGTACTGCCGGTGGAGCACACCGGCAAGAAAGGAGCAGCAGGCTTGACCGAACCCGAGGACACGCAGCTCGACGACGCCGTCAACGAGTGGGCCGCCGACGGCGCGGCCCTCCTCCGGCGCATCCGCGACCGCCACCGCCAGCACGAGAGCGCCGCCAAGGACCTGGCGAACATCGAGGCCCGCACGCTCGACGCCCTCAGCCAACTCACAGCCGCGCACGGAGCCACGGCATGAACCGCGCCACCGGCGCGCTCGTCGCCGGCCTCGCGCTCGCCGTCATGGCAGTGGCCGGCATCGCCCTGGCGGCCGGAGAGCCGCACGTTTTCTGCTTCGGCGAAGAGCCGGGCGACGTCACCATTTTCAGCCGCACCAGCGCCGCCCACCCCGTCCGCGAATACTACATCGCGACCTGCGACGTGCGGCCGGAGCACGGCGTCAAGATCAACGTCTCCTACATCGCCGACGACCTGACGCTCGGCATCACCGCGCCGCCGGGCGTCGTCCTCGAACACCCCACGGCCACCAGCTGGACCGCCGCGCCGCCGATACCCACCGGCACCTGGTCGCTCACCCTCACCGACC